TAGCTGATACAAAAGGGTCTATATTAGACGGTCTTCCCCTTGGCGACACCTTTATGATTTATAAGGATGATTCCATATATAGCATGACCTATGTTGGAACTCCATTTATATTCGCTTTTAGACAGCTATCACCCTCAGTCGGCGCCCTTGCAAAGAACTGCGTAGCTGAGTTTGATGGTGGTCATTTTATACTGGGTAATGGTGATGTCTATATAAACGATGGTCAGAGAGTGAAGTCTATCCTACCGCATAAGATAAGGGATTATATATTTGGAGAGATAGATGGAGCTAATTTTGAACGGTCTTTTGTTGTTGCCGACTATGGCAATACTGAGATGTGGGCTTGCTTCCCCACACCAACCAGTGTAACAAACCAATGCAATAAGGCTGTTGTTTGGAACTGGACTAACAATGCTTTTACTATCCGTGATATACCAAATATAGCTCATGCTGGGTATGGCACTGTAGCTGACCCAAACTCATTTACAACATGGGCAGCGGCTGTTCCTACATGGTCTAGTGCTTTAGGAACATGGACACAAACATGGTCCCAATCTGAGAATGTACTTGTTATGGCTTCCCCAACAGATACAAAACTTTATAGGAATGCTTCTGGGAATAGGGAAGATGATACTGATATGACTTCGTTTATAGAAAGAACTGGTATAGCTATAACTGCACAACAGCAAAACGATCAGTCTACAGTGAAGCGTATAAAAGCTATCTGGCCCAAGATGGAAGTTACTGGCTCTGGTAACTCGGTTAATGTTTATGTTGGGACTCAGAACTCTACGGAGGAGGCAGTCTCTTGGTCATCTGCTGTTGCGTTTAATCCAGATACCCAGTCTAAAGTATCCGTAAGAAAGAGTGGCAAACTTTATGGGGTAAAGTTTGAGTCTACTGGCGACTTTGATTGGAGATTAGATGGATATGAGATTGAGCTAGATGATGCTGGAAGGAGAGGCTCTAGGATGTCAACATAATGGCAACTTATTCTGATAGAGTTGTAAAGTCTGTAACACATTATCAGCCGGGTCCACTCCCTTTAGATAGTGAGGACTTGGGTATATACGTTGTTGATGAACTTAAAAGATTGGGTAATATACTTTTCAACCAAGCTACTTTTAGACTTGAAAGAACCCACAAAGTTCCAGATAAGCCCAGAGAGGGTGACATGAGATATTTTGACGGGACAAATGCAGACCCTCTAAGCACCGGAAATGAAGGTATCTATTACTTTAAAAAGGGTTCTCCTGGCGCGTGGATATTTCTAGGTTGAAAGCTCAAATCGTACAGCCTGAAGATATTGCGTACATCTGGGATAAGGTAGCACCTTTGCTTGAAACGGTGAAGGAGCATAGTGAGGGTGAATTAGAAACTGATGACTTCCTTGAACCACTTACTCATGGCGATATGCAGTTGTGGATAGCGACGGAAGAAAATGAGATGCATTCCGCTATGATTACCCAGATAGTAACCTATCCGCAAAAACAAATACTGAGGGTAATCTCAATAGCTGGTTCTGATTTTAAAAGACTTTATGAATTTAATGACATGGTAGAATCTTTTGCAATAAGAACAGGATGCTCTGCTATGGAATTGTGGGGTAGAAAGGGCTGGAAAAAACTACTGCCTGATTGGGAATCTAATTACATTGTCTACACCAAAGACTTAAAACACAGGATGCAATAATGGCTTCAATAGCAGAATATGTAGCACAAGGATTTCCATACGCTGTGGCGTATGAGAAAAACGCAAATGACAGGGCGGAGTTAGATTTTTTTGAAAGTGCGGCTCATAAAGAAATGTATGCAAATGAAAGGGCGAAAGCGGAAGGGTATGTAGATAACCCTGTTACCGGACAATCTGCGGTATCCCAGAAGGAAGAGGACGCAAATGATAGGGCGGCACTGGATATTGACCCGCGCACTGGAGCAGCCTTTGTTAGTGCTGCTGCAAAGGAAGAATATGCAAATGAACAGTCAAGGCTAGTCTTCAACCCCGTAACAGGGAAATATTTTACTGACGCTGTTGACTATGAAATAGAGCAGAATAGGCTGGCGCGGGAGAAGGGATATTTAAATGCCGCTGACTATGAAAGCGGATTGCGAACACGCTCTTACGATGAGTTTGTAGACCCTAGAGATGAGATATGGACGGGTCCGCCTGAAAGATATCATATGGATACGGCAAATCTCCTTAAATATAATCCCGATCAACCCACTCACGTTGACTATGATCCAGACTGGGCTAGTAAATACGATGCTGCAACCGATACTTATATCCTAGATAAACCAACTGGTGATGGGACAACTACAGGGGCCGCTGGCTCTATGGACCTAGCTGCCTTCAGACCATGGACACAACAATACTGGAATCAGTTTATGCCCAAGACAGAGGGTCTGCTTTATATGCAGAAACCCCAGCGTGATTATGGGCTTGCCTATCTACCTGGAGAAATGCGTGATCCTGTTGGTTGGGGTCAGTGGGAAGAAGGCGAAAAAGGACATAGTGGGCATGTCCCTGGTGGTGGCTGGAGATTCAGACCAGAAGACTATACAGTTCAAACTGATCCTAAAACTGGGAAGCTATATCCTGCCGGTAAACAGCCTCGCGCCCCATGGCATTTTACATCAGGTGAGGCGCAAGCAACAAATATATATGACAATCCTTGGAGCGCGGCCCAAATGAATTTAACTCCAGCCCAAGGTGCTAAATGGAAAGGATTATTAACTGGGTTAGACACAGCACCAGCTATAGATACTTCGGTAGCTTCACTCTTAGGAGTAAAATAATATGAGCGGCGGATTAACAACAGGCATTACAAGCGAAGGCCCATGGGAAGCTCAAAAAGCTCCTTTAAAGAGGGGTATGGCGAGGGCGGAATCTCTATATAAGGCTGGTCCGGCTCCCTATTTCCCTGGAAAAACTTTAGCGGATTTTGATCCAGCGCAGCAAGCGGCTCAAGCCGGTACATTAGGTTACGCGATGGGCGCTAGGCCAGCGGCACAACAGGCTTTAGCTGAAAGGCAGATGGGCAGAACCTATGATTGGGCGGCTCGTATGCCAGAAGTGGCGGCACAGGGATTAGGAGCGGTTGGTCCTGATCTCCAGAATATGATGGGTGGTGAGGTTGATTATGACACTGGACCATTTGGCAAAATGGCTGATGCATATAGGCAACAGGTTGAAAGTCAGCTTACTGGCACAGGTGGCGCACTAGCTAACATAAGAAGCGGTCTTGTTAATTATGGTCAAGCTGGTGGTAGTTCCCGTGGAGATATATTACAGCAAGAAGCCATAGTAGATGCTGTGAATAAGGGTATGGCTTTGCCTCTAGCTCAACAGTATGGTCAGGCTTATCAACAGGGTCAGGCTGGTAGACTACCGGCTGCTCAGGCTATACAGCAGGGCTACGGTGGTATAGGCAGTGCTTATGGTCAGGCTGCTCAGACAGGGCTGGCTGGTATGCAACAGTACCCAGGTATCATGGCAGCACCTCTCTCAATGTACGGCGCTATGGGTGACGTAGGTGCACAGAGAAGGGCATTGTCTCAGGAGTCAATCAATCAGGCTATGACCAAGTACGACTACGGTGCTAATGCAGGACAGACGGCACTACAGAACTTCATGGCTGGTATCTCTGGCGAGTATGGTGGTACTAGAGCGCAGACACCTAGCGCACTACAATCTATGGGTCAGCTTGGCTCAATGTTGGCAGGGTTAGGATAATGGGTTGGATTCAAGACCAAGTTTCTTCTTTTCAAAGCTCTATGGGCTGGGATATGGACGAGAAGAGAAGGAAGGCTTTTGAGGCGGAAACCAATAAAGTAATGGGTGAGGAATGGGCGGCAAAAAATCCTGATGCATTTAAAACTATGCTTGCTAATGAACAATCTCGTAGCCTAGAAAAGAGACAAAAGCTATTCGATGTAGCGGCTGAAGGTGGTGCGGCTCATGGCGGCACTGCCGTAGCTGGCGGTGGTACTACTGGTGTTAGCTATGCTGATCCCTATCCCGGTGACCCCTCTGATAGATTCCCCAAAGCCCCAACAGAAGAAGAGGAAAAATATAGACTTGCTCTGCGCGGCCCTGTGCCGGGTATGATGACCTATAGAGGGTGGACATAATATGGCAGATGACAATCTTTTTAATGTAGGCACCCCAATGTCGGCAGAGGATTATCTTAAAATAATCTCCTTTATGAATAAGAGGGAGAGTGATGATAATCGATTGATAAGGGGGTTAGGCACTGTAACTGGTGTTACAACTTCTGATCTTACATCATCTGGTCTTGATACAGCTTTACGCAGATATAGCACAGCCAATGACGAAGAGATCACTGGTAAGATTATCTATGGTATGTCTGATAAAGATTTTAAAAACGAAAAGGAATACGTCAGAGAATACAAGCGAAGGAATTATCCACCTCTATTTATGGAGAAGGCTCTAGCTGAATGGCGTAGGACTAAGGGTAGAGAAGAATCTTCGGCGGCTGAAGTTCGCGCCGTAAGGGATCAAGAAATTCAGGAACTAGAGCTTGGGCAAAAACAAAAGCTCTGGCCCCTTAATGTGGAGAGTAAAAAGCTAAGTATAAAAGATACTAAGGCTAAGTCATTAGCCAAGTCTATGATCGCAGTAGCTAAACGTGCGGCAGATATAGATATAAAAGCTATCCGTGGTGGGAAAGACTATTATGAGGTTGTTAGGAATAGGATAGAAGATGATTCATATGGATGGGAAAAGGAACATTCTGATTATTATAAATCCTTAATGGATATGTCTGGGCTAGAGCCTAAAGCTACATCTACTACCAAGGCGGTCTATGATACACGCAATGGTGAACAACGGTGGATGACTGAGGATGATATACAGACTATAAATAAAGCTGAACCCGGAACTATATTACCAGCTTCTGAACAACCCGCTGATGAACAACAGGTTAGTATGGCTATGCTATCTGCTGCTAGTCAGGTTCTTTATGATGAGGCTGTGTTGGAAACGGCTGGGATCGAAGCAGGAGAAGCTAGGATTGTGCTTCAAGAGTGGGCTAGTGATA